CTGGCCTTCGAGGTAGGCGTATTCGATGGTGTCGATCTGATCCGGCGAGGCGAACAGATACCAGGCCGTGGTGCTCGCCGCGTCCAGGCGCGGTTCGGCGATCGGCGTCAAGGCCCGGATGTAGTCGGGCACCAAGTCTGCCGATTTCGCAGGCGCCAAGTTCGGCGCGATCATCTGGAATGCCGCCAGTTGCAGCGCCACCGGCACCACCAGATAGCGCGGCTGCACGTTCAGCACGGTGACGCCGTCGAGGCCCTTCTGCTTGGCCATCGCCGCCATGCCGGCGCCCAGGCCCGTCAAGGCCAGCGCGCTGCCCGCGCCCGTGTTGAGGTTCGCGTGGTTCGAGTGGAACAGCGCCACGCCGTCGCCCATCGCCGGGTTCGAGGTGATGATGCCCCAGACGGTATCGCTTTCAAGCGTCGCCGCCGCCACGCCGAACCCTGCGGGGATGCGGGTGAAGGCGCTCAGATCGTCGTTGATGATCGTTTGGCGGGTGATCGAGACGATGCGGCCATAGGTGGCCAGCTTGTAGGTCTCCTTCGATTCCGCGATCGACCCATGGGTGAACTCGCCCTTCTCGTTGACCTTCATCAAGCTCGGCGCTTCGCCCAGCTGTACTGCGTTGATGTTCTTGAAGTCGACCGCCGAACGTCGCCGCGAGAACGGCAGGAACGTGCGCGGGTAGGCCTCATAGGCCTGCCGCAGGGTCTTGTTGGCGACGTCGGCGAGGATCGAAGGGAAGTCGGAGGTCGACAGGGCGAGCTTGGCGATCTCGTGGCGTGGCAGCCGCTTGGTGCGCGTGCCAGCGGTCTCGAGGCACTCCTTCGCCAGATCGAGCAGCGTCTGTCCGGCCCAGTCGCGCCCGAGGTCGTCCTTCAAGGGGAAGACCGCCGGATCGTACCGGTGCAACAGCGCCGCCGTGATCCCGGCGCGGCGGGTCTCGGTGTGATCGCGCGTGACCACCGCAGCCGCGCTGCGGATTTCGGGTTCGGCCAAGCGGCGTGCCGTATCGTCAAGCGCCAGCTTGCGAAACTCCTCAATCGAGGTGCCTGCTTCGACATGCTGAGCGACCAAGTGCGCATCGAGACCGAGCGTGCGGCCGACCTTCTCGATTTCCCGGATGCGCGCGCGTTCGGCCAGTACGGCGGCCTGGCGCTCGGCATCCAGGTTGATCTTCAGTTCGTCGCGGGTCTCTTCGCCCGTGGCGGTAACGATGGTTTCGTCCATCTTCTGCTCCTGTGGGCCAGTTGCCCGTTCGAACTTGAATCCCGCGCCCGGATCGGCGCCGATGGGCACGAGCGAGACTTCCTCGGGCTCCCAATCGGTCACCAGCACCTGGCGCAGCGCCGCACCTTGCGGCGTCACATCTTCGATCGCGTGAATCGCCACGCCCATCGAGGCGTTGCGCAGAATGCCGTCCTGGACGTCCTGCCAGACCGGGTCGACGTCGGCGCGCTTCGAGAACCGCACCGTCGCTTTGCCCTGTCCGTTCTCGACCCACGCCCGGTCGATGACGCCGATGACGTCATCAACAGTGAAGTCACGATGCCCGTTGAGCAGCGGCGCCGCGCCGCTCGCCAGGCGCCCCATTCGAATCGCGCCCGGCTCCATCGAGAAGCGCATCTCGAAGGGTCCTCGCGCGTCATAGCGGCGGACAGATGCGCCCGTGTACCAGGTGAGCGTTGCGGTGCGGTCGTCGCGGTCGGCTGGAGCCAGCGCCTCAAACTGGGCTTCCAGCCGTTCTCTCGTTGGGGTCATTTTGAGGTTCCTCGTCAGCAAGCAGTTGTGAAATCTCGCGCAACTCACGCTTAAGTTCAGCGACTGGCAGTTTTTGTTGGGCGCCGCTCTGCGTCACGCGCCGCGGGTCGCAGTCGAGCACGATGCCGCGCTCGTCGAGCATCCGGTTGATTTCGGCGATCTGTTCCAGTTGCGCATCAGGGTCATAGCCTTGCTCGGCGATCGCCTGCCGCAGCGTGAGCGTGCCCGTGCGCAGGCGGTTGAGCGTGGCAACCGAGTCCTTGTACGGATCGACGCTGCCGAAACCGGGCGGCGTCCACTCGGCGCGAAACGGCCCTGGCTCCGGGATGGCACCAGCGGCGTAGGCCACCGTGAGAAACCGCTCCCAGACCGGCGTGCACAGCATCGGGATGAAGGTCAGCCAGCGAAAGCCCTCGATGCCGTTGCGGAAACTCAGGAGCCCGGCGCGGTAGCTTGAGTAGTTCACGCGCGAGAGATCCCCGGTCAACTGCTCGTAGGTCAGCTGCAAGCCCGTGGCAATTTGAGCCTGCTTGGCCGCGACGTAATCCCGATAACCCGCTGATGCCGACGGCGAGGCGAAGGTGATCTCCTCGCCCGGCTTCAGGTACTCGATCATGCCGGGCTCGAAGCTCTCGACGCGCTTGCCCGTGGCCGGGTCCGGCACGGCCGGAGCGATCGGCGGCCCATCCGGGCCCTGCGGCTGGGTGACGAACGCTGCGAAGCAGGCTTCGATCTTCTTGCGGACCAGCTCGGCTTCTTCGTACTCATCGAGATCGCGCAGTGTGACCACTACGGGCGCCAGCCATGGCACACCGCGCACCTGGCCCGGGCGGTCTTTCCTGTAGATGTGCAGAACCTCGCTCGCGGGGACCCGCACGGATTGGAGCGACGCACCTCCGCGCACACCGGTCTGCACCAGATCGCCGGGATGCTGGCCGTAGAGCCAGTAGAAGACGCGGCGGCCTACCAGATCGAACTCGACACCCTGGATGATGTAGCCCGTCTCGGTCTTCTGGGTCTTCGTGTGGTCGAGATAGTCGGGCTCGAGCACCTGGAGCTGCAACGGAACGGTAAGGCCGTCGCTCTCGCGCCGCTGGCGGAATCGCACCAGGCACTCACCGCTTTCAAAGGCCGTGCGGGCAATCAGCGCCTGGAGTCCGTAGAAATCAAGCTGCCCGTCGGCGTCGCACTCCTCGATCCAGTCCGCCCAGACGGCGTTGATCAAGCGGTCCAGATCCGGCTCGCCGCTTCGCGCCTGCGCCGTGATACCCGTGCCGATCGCGTTGCCCACCACCTCGGCCACGGCGCGCGCCGCGTAGGCGTTGTTGCGGATCAGGTCGCGCGAGCGTTCGCGCAGCTTCGACAGCGCCACCGAAATCTCGGCGTTGGCCGAGTTGCCGGTGGTGACCCAGCCGCCAGTGCGGCGATTGGTCCGCGCGCCTTCGTAGGCCAACCGGATCAGTTCCCCGGCGCGGCGTGCGCGCATCCGGCGCAGACCCGTCTCGGGCGACACCCAAGCGATCGCTTTGTCGAGCCAGTTCATCCTTTTGAGGTCTGAGCAAATGAGAAGCGGTCTGTCGTAGTGCCCGATTCGGCGGCCAGCGCTTCCCGGATCACGGCCCGAGCCTGGAGCAGCTCGTCCATTGAGCGGTAGGTCACCGTGCGGTCGCCAAAGCGGACGGTCAGTTCGCCGCTGGCGATCGCCGCCTCGACGGCGTCGAGTTGCTGCTGCGTCCAAGGCATCTATGCTCGCCGCCGTTTGAAGTAAAACGTCGCTCGCGTCCCGAACTCGCGCACGACAGTGACAAGCTCCCACCCTTGCGCGCCATATCGGATGAGCAGGTCCGGCGATTCAGCGTCGCCGGTGACCACCAGGTACTCCCAGGCACCCGGTATCCCCTGCGCGCTTGGCTGACTTCGGACTTTCATCGCGTGAGCCACCTCTTTCCTCGCTCGCCCAACCAGCGTTCGCGGTCCCGTTCATCCTCAGGCACAGGACGGGGCCGGTTCGCCGCGAGGATCCGGTCCGCTTCGTTGTCGAGAGACAGGCCCATCGAGATGAGCGCCCGCAGCGCGGCGTAAGCGTAAACGCGCGCATCGAGCGCCTCCTGCCGGACACCGGGCTTAGGCCGCCACTCGCGCTTGGGCTGGCCCTTCGCGTACGTGGTCACCAGGACCTCACCCAAGAGCTGCTCGAAATAGCCCTCCTCGCGGTCTGCTGGAAAGTGCGAGTAACCGGGCGTGCCCGGCGTCGGGTTTTTGAGCCGCCCGTAGATCGTCTCCTTCGCCGTGTCCGTGCCCACGATCCATGGCTTCTCGCCGCGGATGTTCTTCGCCGTCGGCTTGCGTTGCCAGACTGGCAGCGGGCCGCCCTTGCCCTTCACAGCGAAGATGCGCCGGTGATAGCGGGTTCGGCAGAACTCATACACCGCCTGCGACTCGTAGCCTGCGTCGATCGCGCACGCCGCCACGGGCAGCGAGATCCCTGTCTCATGCGGCCAGCGCCGTTCAAGGTAGGTGTCGAGTTCCTGCCAGACCAGCGCGCCCGATGGATCGCCCGGCAGCACGCGGTACTCGATCGACCACGATTCCTCGCCTCGCCCCCAGCCGACGAGCTCCAGCTCGAGCCGGTCCTTCTGTACATCGACACCCGCCGTCAACACGACCGCGCCGTACGGCACTGCCGCCCGGTAGTGCTCGCGCCGCGCCATGACCGTCGCTTGGTCGACCGTGGTTTCCGCCGCATCGTCCCAAGGTTCGGCGAGCACCGTGTTCACAAACTCGCGCAACGTCTCGATCGACTTCTTGTCGGCGAGGAACTTCTTCGCCAGCGCGCCCCACTTGCGCCACGGCGAATAGAGACCGTTGATCCAGAAACCTGCGATCTCGGCCACCTCCGGCCGAGCCGCGCGCCACTCGCCGGCTTTGAGCATCTGGTGCTTTTGCCAGTCGGCAATCAGCTTCGAGCAGTGCTCGCAGCGGTACTGCGCCTTCTCCGGCGCTTCCTTCGGCCAGGCCAGGTTGCCCCACGCGAGCACCTGGTAGGCGCCGCAGTGCGGGCACGGCACCCAGAAGCTCTGCTGGTTCGAGTTGAGCCAGGCTTGCTCGATGCGCGAGGCGCCCTTGGTCGTGGGCGTCGAACACAGCACGATCTTGCGATTCCAGAAGTTGGCCGTGCGCGTGATGGCGAGGTTCACCGGATCGCCTTCACTGCCCGCACTGGCCGGATAGCGGTCCACCTCGTCGAGCAGGCAGTAGCGGATCGAGCGCATGGCCAGGCCCGCCGGCGAGTTGGCCGCCGCGAGCGTAATCGAGCCGCCCAGAAACTTCTTGTGCAAGATCGTGTTGTTCGAATCCCGCGCGCGCGCATCGGCAACCTTGCCGCGCAGACAAGGCGTGTCGCGCAGCATGGGAGCGAGACGGTCCTTCGAGAAAGCCTCAGCATCCACCTCGCGCGGTTCCACCAGAAGCACCGGCCCCGGATCGAGCTCGATGATGTAGCCGAGGAAGTTCTCCAGAAGACTACTCTTTCCGCTCTGGGCCGCCCACATCATGACGACCGTTTCATACGCGCTCGCCGGGCCCATGGCATCCATCACCGCCCGCTGGTACGGCGCGCGGTCCGTACGCCACTCGCCCTTCTCCGCGGCCGACTCCGACGACAGCCGCCGGTTCTGATCCGCCCATTGCGACACCGTCAGATCCGGCGGCGGCAACAGCACATCGGCCGCCAGGATCTGGATCTCGTCAACGCGCATGCTGGACGGCTCGGTGGGCATCGTGCAGAAGGATGCGCGCCTCGCGCATCAGCACGTCCCACACCTGGCGTTCATCGGTGAGCGGCGCAACTTCCGGCGCGACGCGGTTCGGCCACGCCATCACGGTCTCCTTGATCACCACGAGGATGGCCTCGATCCGCTGGCGGAACAGATCGGTCTCCATCAGCTTGCCCATCTTCAGGTCGTACTCGATCTTGCGCAGCCGGGCTTTGAAGACCATGTCGGCGGTCTTGGCCTGGGCAAACGTCGTCCCCGTGGATGCAGTGTCAATCCGAGCGGCCGCCACGCGTTCGGAGACCGGCTCGGGCCGGTCATCAAGCACCGCGTCCGACGCCGGCGCATCCACCTTGCCGCCGCGCATCACCAGCACGCCCGCCTTGGCCAGCCGGCTGATGTACTGGCGGCTCTTGCCACGGTGCCGCGCGTACTCGGCCTGGGTCATCAACCTGTCCGACATCTCCGGCTCTATCTGTTTGAAACGTCGCGAGATTCAGTTGTTCGATTCTGCTTGATTCGTCCGCGCCCCCGAGCGATGAATGGAGTCGCAATGAGGAACACCAAAGCGCAATCGACCACGCAAAACGCCGCCAGCTGCTACGCCGAGCGGCACGCCGAAGCCCAAGAGCTGCTCAAGCGCATCGCCGCGCGTCTGGCCGAGCACAAGCAGCGGCAGGCCGCCGCGCCCACCGACTGGGGCTACTCGGGCGACCTCGGCCGCATCACCGAGCAGCTCGCCTACGTGCTCGCCGATCTGGGAGACAAGAGCGCGGTCGACGCCAAGGGCCTCGAGTACTGAACCAGGAGACGAACCATGACCGCACAACCCTACATCGAATGCTCCCTGTGCGACGAGGCGAAGCCGATCCACCGCGAGCTCGTGTTGACCAACCGCGAGGGGCTGCTCCTCGACAAGGCCCAGTTTTGCCGCGACTGCTGGAACGACATCCGGCAGTCGGTTGAGGATGCGAGCGGCCTCATCGACCGCCGCCGGGAGGACTGACGCCATGGCCATGACGCGCGAAGAACTGATTGCCTCGGCCACCCGGAACGGCTGGAAGCTCGACCGCTGGGGCCACCTCAAGAAGGAGTTTTCCAACGGCACGCACCGCCTGAAACTGAGCCGCATCGCGGTTCGGCATGAGCTGCACACACCTTGGGGCTGGGCCAGGATTGCCAGCGCCTATTACAAGAACCTCAGCATCACCGCCGACGATCAACTCGCCGGCATGACCCGATAGAAAGGAACAGCAACATGACGACGTTTGCCATCGACAACGACTGCACGATCACAGCCTACCTGGCCGGAGAAGCGATTCCGGAGGACCACGCGCGATTCTCGAGCGAGAAGGAACTCGCCAAGCTCGCCGCCAACTGGCCCGCCGAGCGGCTGGTCGAGATCTGGAACGGCTTCGCCGGCGTGCCGCCTTTCGGCGATCTCAAGCCGGTCAAGAAGTTCACCGACCGCAAGACCGCCGTCGCGCGCATCTGGCGCGCCATCCAGGCCCTGACGCCCACCGCCGCGCCCCAGGCCGCACCTGTCGCGCCGAAGCCGGCCAAGGCGACCAAAGAGGCCACGCGATCCAAAGACGCGCGCGAAGGCAGCAAGAAGGCCATCGTCCTCGAACTCCTGCGCCGCCCCGAGGGCGCCACGCTCGCTGACATCATGTCCGCCACCGGATGGCAAGCCCACAGCGTCCGCGGCTTCCTCAGCGGCGCGCTCGGCAAGAAGATGGGGCTCACGGTCGAATCTCTGAAGACCGCCGAAGGCGCCCGAGCGTATCGGATCAAGCCTCAATAGCACCGGCCTCGCCCCTCCGCCGCCAGCCTCAGTCGCTGGCGGTTTCTCTCTTCTGCCGTACGATTCCCTCGATCCGTTCCTCCAGCAGCGCGTTGTGCAACTCGCATTCTGCCCGCCGGATGTACAGACCGTTCAGGCGCAAAATGATCCGGCTCTCGAGCTCGGCCAGTTCTTTGCGAACCTCAGCGAGCAGCGCCCGGTTCTGGAGACTGACGTAGGTGGCGATGAGCCCCGAGACCAGCCCGATTGCTGGCACGATGGCTGTCAAGATCCGTTCATCCATTGCTCACGCTCGCGTTTGAGAATCCGCAACTCCTGCGCCCAATCGTGCAGCGCCAGGCACAGGCCCGCGACGTCGGGATGGCCGGCAAGGATCTGCCGTTCGATCTCCGCAATCTCCTGGCGGCAGCGCTCGATCTCATGATCGATCGTGGACTCGTTCGTTGCGGATCTCATCGAAAGTCTGCCCGGTCGCTTCCAGCTTGGCCGGTTTGCCAGAGAACTCCATAAACCGCCGGCAGATCACGTCGCAGTAAGGTGGATCGATTTCCATCAGCCTCGCCCGGCGCCCGAGCTTCTCACAAGCGATCAGCGTCGAGCCCGAGCCGCCGAACAGATCCAGCACGGTCTGGCCCGCCTTCGACGAATAGGTCAGCGCCCGGGCCGCCAACTCGACCGGCTTCTCGGTCAGGTGAATCATCGACTGCGGAGGCACTTTCGCCACTTCCCAAACGTCGCGCACGTTGTTGTAGTCGGGGTTGAACCAGTGCGCCGCGCCTTCGCGCCATCCATAGAATGCCCACTCATGCGCCCCCATGAAGTCCTTCCGCGTCAGCACGGGCATATTCTTGACCCAGATGATGGCCTGCGAGAAGTACAGACCGCATTCGGCCAGCGCAGGCGGATAGTTGGCGCAGTTGGCATAACCGCCCCAGATGTAGAAGCTGCCACCCGGTTTGAGCACCTCTGCCAGGTTGCCGAACCACCGGCGAAGCAGGACGTCGTAATCGTCGTCCTTCATGAAGTCGTTTGCGAGCGCACGGTCCTTCGGCCGCATCTTCTTCGTGGTGGCTTTGGCCTTGGATGCGCCCCGGTGGACGTCGAAGCTCTGATGGTGCTGCAAGCCCGCGAACGACGAAAGGCCGGCGGCGATGGCGTTGTTCGAGCGCGGCTCGACGCGCACATTATACGGGGGGTCGGTGTTGACAAGGTCGACCGGCGCGCCTTCCACGAGGCGCTTCACATCTTCGCTGCTTGCCGAGTCTCCGCACAGCAGCCGGTGGTTGCCCAGGATCCACAGATCGCCACGGCGAGTAACCGGCTCCTCGAGAGGCTCGGGAACGGCGTCTTCCTCGGTGAGGCCTTCCTGCGGCGCGTCGGGCTCTTGGGCCAACCAGGCGTTGATCTCCTCATCGGAGAACCCAAGCAGGTCCAGGTTGAACTCGTCCTGCCGCAGATCGACGAGCAACCCGCGCAGCAGTTCCTCATCCCATCCCGTGCCCGCAATGGCGAGCTGATTGTCGGCGATGACCAGCGCCCGCCGCTGCGCCTCGCTCAGGTGATCGAGAACGATCACCGGCACTTCGCTCAAGCCGAGCTTTCGCGCCGCCTGCAGGCGCGCGTGGCCGGCAATGACCACGTCATCAGCGCCCACGAGGACTGGATTGGTCCACCCGAACTCCACGATCGAGGCTGCAATCTGCGCGACCTGCTCCTTCGGTATGCGTGCGGGGATTCCGGGCGAAGGGAACCAGCCGGTCTAGGGGCCAGCGCTCGATCTGGATATCCGTCTTCACTTCTTGATGTAGGGCGCCTGCGCTGGAGTGCCGTCGGGATTGGCGAAGTGGGCGAGCACGGCAGTGAGGCCCTGCACGGCGGACAGCCCGACCATGGCCCAGAACTTGCCGCGCCCGGGCAGCAGGTCGATCGAGGCGTTCAAGCCTTGCGCCACGAGCGCCAGCATCTGAATCGCGACGTTGACCGAGAACTTCATCTTTGTCAGCTCCTGGAATTGATGGACGAGCGGCCGCAGCCGCCACCAGATCCGCAGTTCGCGAATCATGAAACATCCTTGGTAGCGGAGGTAGCACTCGAACGCACGGCCCACGGATTGTGAGTCAGCCGCGCTGCCACTGCGCCACTCCGCATCAGTAGAGAGCTACACATCAGCATCCCGACCGAGAAGATACTGCCCCGGCCCAGTTGGGTATTCATTGGAGTGCGTAGTGGCTTGGCCAAAGGTCGGGGCAGTCCTGTGTCTCCAAAGGAGAATCGCACTGGCGTGGGAGGGCGAAATGCCGAAGTATCTTGCTAACCGTGATCTCGGTATGCCGAGTCTTGGCTCAAGGGTGCGTAACTGATCGACGGTCGAATCTGTGAACTTGCATTGGGGCAGCCTTTCACCGCGTGCTTGTCGCCCCTTGCGTTTCATGTCTGCGTTGTTCTCGGCGACTGTCCCCAGGAATAAGTGCTCGGGGTTGCAGCACCGGGGATTGTCGCATCGGTGCAGAACGCAGAGATTCCCCGGGTCTGTCCCCGTGGCGATGAAGAAGGCCATTCGATGAGCCAGGAAATCGCGCCCTCTGACTCGGACCTTGCCGTAGCCTTTTGGTAGAGAGCAACCCTGCCATTCATGGCAGCCCGAGTCAGAGTGCGCGTCCCTCAGTCGGGCACGAAATCTGGCGACTTCCTCTGCAGTGAGGGAGAAGAAGGGGGAGGAAGACCTCATGCCCGCGAACATCAACCTTTCTTCTCAGCGAGGGCGTTGGCCACCGCCGCAGCTACGACGGCTCCGATGGCCTTTAGAGATGCATCATCGATCGACACAGCGCGGGCAGTCAGCGAGTCACCCGCGCCGGCCTGGATGGGGTTCCATTGGCCGTCGATGGCAATGTCGCCGTGGCGCACGGCCTGCTTGGAGACCAGGTTGGCCGTCTCGACGGCGTTCTGGAGCGCCTGCGAGGCGATCTGGTTCAGCCGCGTCTGCTCGGTGAGCGCTTGGCGCGCGGCCTGGATGTCGAGGTCCTGGTAGACGTCGTAGGTGCGCTTGATGTTGGCGAACGTCACGCGCTGGTTCTCGCTGTGGGCGGCCCCAGACGTGGCGCTCGTGTTCTTGAATGATTCGTCCGTCCCGGTCTCGAACTCGCGTTCGGCCTGGTTCGGCGTGGCAACTTCAGGCATGGTTGTTTCTACTCCCTTCGAAGGTTGGTTTTGAATCAGAATGCTTTGCCCGTCACGGTGTGAACGGGCTGAGATCTCTGGGCATGTCAACCACGGTGAGCGAATCGGGTGACAGCGTAACGGGTTCCGTAGCAACCACTTGCATCTGGCCGCGTCAACCCGTGTCAGCCGAGTTTTGGACCCTGGGGCTGCCCGCAGCGTGCAATCGGCCCACCCGCCGCCGGCGAGGCCCAGGGAGGACCCAGACGTGCATTGCATCTTCGGCATTTCCGAAGATGGCTCAGGCCCGCACCTGGCAGCCGGCCGCCACGGCGAGAAAGATCGGCCGGAGTTCGTCGCCCTTGCCGAGACGCTTCAGCCGCCAGGCGACCGTTCCGTTGTCGAGCCGCTCACGGAAGCTGTAGCGGGTTCCGGTCGGGACTCGCGTGGCGATGGCCGAGGCGCCGTCCGGCTGCTTTGCGTGGATTGCCTTCAAGTGACCCTTGCGTCCGTAGACGGCTTCGACGAAACCATTTGCGATCAGACGGCGTGCGGCCGTGATCGAGCGGAAGCCCAGAGAGCGGCCGTCGGAGGCGTACATGGGGATTTCCTGGGTCATGCCTGCGAGTACACGTCGTCCGTCGAGGGGTAGGAGGGAAAGGGATTAGCGAGCGTCCCATCGCTCGGCCGAGCTTTCGGGTGGAGTCGCCCTCGTCGCCGTTGCTTCGCATTTGGCGGCCCGAACTGCGCTTCCGGTAATAGATACTCGCGAGAGGTCGAAATTGTCCAACCAAAATGCGCGGCTATCGCACGCGACGGATCCAGGGCTGTTCGACGTCCGGGTTGTAGAAGCGCTGGCGCACGCCGTTCGCAAGGATGATCTCGATGGATTGCCGCGTGACTTCGCCGATCTGGTCGGTGGCCTTGAGCAGGTTCGCGAGCCCACACGCTTTTCCAAACAGCGCACGAGTTGTGCCGCCGGTCCCGTAAAGGCTCC